CAGAAAATGAGAAATTACTAGCAAGGACGTTTTTTGTGCTGGCTCCATCTATCTTTTGGGGAGGTGTAGTTGCTTTTGTGGCTCACCCGATAATGGGCTTTCTGGTATTTACTGCTTTTTGCATGCTTGGATTGGATATAACCCAAGACGATTTTAAGAGTTAAACAACTAGAAACAAGGTATAATGGTGAGATATGAATGAGAGCCAGTTTGAAAAAGCAGAAGAGTTGACTAGGTTAGCTCAGCGAGAAGGTATAGAAGCTGCAAAAAAAGCTTTACAGCCTAACAATATAGAGTATTGTATTGATTGCGGGATTAAGATACCTGAAGCTAGAAAGGCTGCGATGCCGAGCGCTTGCCGCTGCATAGATTGCGAATCATTGAGGGGGTGATATGTCAAATCAATCGGGAATGTTAAGCGAGTATTATTCTTCATTGTTGGAATATGCGAAGAGTGATAAAGAGGTCAAGCTTTTAGAGGCTTGCGTTAAATATGGAAGCCCAGCCAAAGCAGCTCCTCATGTAAATATTGGGGAGAGGTCAATTAGGCGGTGTATTGGGCTTGTCAAGGAGAGGAGAGCAATACCTAGGGAAATGATTGGTAATCTAGATACACCTGTTAAGTCGCCTATGGCAGTTAAGGGTACAAGCACCCTGTATGACGCTGAGACGGGCGAAGCCAAGATAACATGGGTTAAGACTGATAAGGATAAGGAGCAAGCCTTAAGGGATATGCTGGGGGCTGTCGAGGACGCTGTATCAAGTTATAAACCCCTAAAGCGCGTTAAGTCACCAAAGAAATCAGATAAGGACACAATGACTATCTATCCTATGGGCGACCCTCATATTGGTATGTACGCATGGGCGGGGGAAACTGGAGAGGATTTTGATTGCGATATAGCAGAGAAGAATTTAAGACATGCAATGCAGTACTTGGTTGATAAAGCGCCTCCTAGCGAGACAGCTATTATCCTAAATCTTGGAGACTTTTTTCACGGAGATAATTCAAGCAACACAACCACTAGAGGGACGGCAGTAGACATTGATAGCCGTTGGGGAAGAGTTTACGAAATAGGCATGACTCTAATGATTGATTGCGTTAACATGGCCTTAGAGAAACATAAGAAGGTTTTGGTTAGAAACAATGTTGGCAACCACGATCGGCACACCTCGCAAGCTCTATCAGTAGCTATGAAGCACATCTTCAAGAGCAACCCAAGAGTTGAGATAGCAGACGCCTCAAACCCTTTCTTTATCCATGAGTTCGGTAATAATCTTATTTTCTCTACGCATGGCGACGGATTAAAGCCAAAACAGGCTCAAGGTTTTATAGCTAACGCTTATTCTGAGTTGTGGGGTAGAACGGAGCATAGGCTGGCTTTGTTTGGACACTTCCATCACGAGGATAGGAAAGAGGAGAACGGTTTGATAGTTGAAATATTCAACACTCTAGCGGCCTCAGATGCTTGGCATCACGCAAGCGGCTACCGATCGAAGCGCAACATGAAATGCCTAGTATTAGATAGAGAAGAGGGCGAGATAGAGCGCTATACATTTAGCTTAAAAAGAAAGTCTTTAGTGGGGTAGACATCAAAATGACAACTATAGCTTTTGACGGGGATTTAATTGCTTGTGATTCAATGGAGACTAGGGGTAATTTAATCAGCTCTATGGATAGCGATAAAATAATTGAGGCATATGGATATAAGTGCGTAATAGCTGGAATTAAGGCTGACTGTTTGGTTATGCTAGAATGCTTTTTAAATGAAATCGAGCCTGAACAACCCCTGAGCGCTAGCATAATAGCTAATCATAATGACGGAAGGCTAATTCATATCGTGTACCAAGATGACAGGATAATTGTCGAGGACATATGGTCTGACAAGTATTTTACTCTGGGTAGCGGGGGAGATTTCGCTTTGGCAGCTATGGATTTTGGGAAGAATGCGAGAGAAGCTGTAAAGTACGCATCCACTAGAGATAACTGTACTGGAGGAAAAATTAGAAGTTTTAAGGTTAGAAGACCAGTTTTGGGATAAGCACTAAAAAGAGGGTAAGAGATGGACATAACAATACTAGGCTTTGCTGCTAAAGTTATACTCTTCGCCTTGGCTTGCGGAATATCATTATTTACAATAACTGTAGGTATGGTTGCTTTGATTGAGTATGCTGAAAATGCGCATTTAAAGGGGGATGAGTAGTGATACATATGGCAATTATACTAGGCACTCTGGCATTCTTTGCTTGTTTGATTCCTTTTTTGAAGGGGGTTGAGTATTCAATTATTTGCTATAACGGCCGATTGTTTTATTTTGCAGAAGACAGTATCGAGGTAATACCTTATGAACGATGAGGAGTTTGAGGTTTGGCTAGAAAACTTAAACCATACAATCAGAGAATGGTACAGGTCAGGCGAAGAAATGATGATTAGCGCCGTACTGCCAGTTGGAGCGGTTATGATTACAAGTAAGCCTCCAGAAAATAAAGGAGAGATAAATTGAGATACTTTATATTTAAAGAGAATGACCAAGAGATAGCAGCTGTTGATATTTACGAGGTGTCTTTGGTTGATTTCAAGTCTGACGGAATATGGGTAAATGTTCGAGGGGTAAAAAGCTTTATTAAATTTCAAGACCATAATCAAGCAAGGCTAGAGTTCACAAGGCTTATATCTGCTCTAGAGGCGGCTGAAGACGAGAATCAAGCGTTTATTACAAGCTTAACAGAAGGTTAAAAAGTGGTATAATTCACTCTCACTGGAGACGATTATGCCATTCAAGTCAGACAAACAAAGAAAATACCTTTACAAGAACAAGCCAGAAGTGGCTAAGAAGTTTGCAAAGGACTCAAAGAAGAAATCAACCAAGAAGAAAAAGAAGAAGAGAGGCGGGTATTAATGGCTGAGTTTAAGGTTTCTAAAGTCTACAAGAGAGGCGAAGAGAAAGAAGACGGCTCGCAAAACTGGGCTTTTCATTTTCAAATTGAGGGTCGTCAACTGGAAGGACGTGAGTTTGGCTCCAAGACTGGGGCTAACCGAGCAAGGGCTTTACTTATAAACACTGCTAAAGATTCAGGAATGACGGTGTATTGCTAATGGGAAAGGGCAGCAACAGAAGAAAAGAAGACTACAAGAGAGTCGAGGACAATCTTGGAAAGGTCAAGTTTGGCACATTCAAACCAAGCAGGACTTGGGAGACTAAAGAGCCAAAGAGAGATGGGGTTAGAAAGAAAACTGTTTAGGAGGATTTTATGGAGGCTTTGTTAGTATTTTTGGTATTTGTAATATTCATGCTAGTTATTGCTTTGATTGACCAAAGAGATTATTGCCAAGCATTGATTAGAAATTACAAGATTTCTATTGAGAGCAAAAATAAGCATCTTTCAATGTTTAATAATGTTGATAAGTTTTTAGGTGAAAAAATTGACGCTACAGTCAAAAAATGACACTATCGTCAAAAACTTAGAGTAGACACAACATGGCAGGCGGAGCACCTAAAGGCAATCAGAACGCAGTGAGAGGCTTTCAAGCTACTAGAGCGCTTGAGCTTGCCTGTGAGATACACGCAGGGGAGAAGACGCTCGATAACATCGTATCTGGTAACGGTATGAAAACCCTTGTAAAGCTTTGGCTTAAGCAGATTGAGGATGCTCAGGAAGAGGGAGACGCAGCAAAGATGAAGCTAATCACTGAGCGGTTAGACGGGAGGCCAAGACAGGCTGTTGACTTAGGAGGGCAGGAGGATAATCCAATCGAAACAAAATCGACTTTAGTATTTAAGCCGGTATCGAATGACAAACGAGATTGAGATTGAGTACGTTGAAAAGCTGCACCCATTATTTACTAAGCCTAAGCGCTTAAAGATTGCAGTAGGTTCGAGGGGTTCAACTAAATCAACAGCTTTTGCTGATTATGTCGCTGCAAGGATGGCGGGAGGCGAGCTTTGGTGCTGTGCAAGGGAGCAACTTAATTCGATTGAAGAGTCAGTACACAGAACAATCCTAGACGAGATAGACAGGCTAGGACTTGAGGGATTCAATGAAACCAAGACAGAGATTAAGCATGAGAGCGGAGGGCGGTGTTTCTATCGAGGGCTATCTAAGAACGTCACTGGATTAAAGTCTACTCTGACGGGCGTTGACGGCCTCTGGATTGAAGAGGGTGAGGACTTAAGCGACAACACTTTAAGGATATTGACTGCTTCTGTACGGTTAAGCGCAGAAGATACAGCAAGGCGAGCTGCTGGTGAGGATGTAAAATTCCCTGAGATATTCGTTAGCATGAACCGAGGCTCGATAAACGATCCGGTCTCGAAGAAATGGCTAGCAAGGGCAGAGGAGTCTTTGCAGTCTTGTGGTTATTACGAAGATGATTACATGATGGTTGTTGAGGTGAATTGGGACGATGTGCCGGAGGAGTGGTTTAAGAACTCAGGGTTAGAGCAGGAAAGGCTGGACGATTTAGAGCACCTTACGGATGAGGAGTACTATGCGAAGTGGGGAAGCGGCTACACTGACAACGTACAGAACGCTCTTATCTTGGGTAAGTGGTTTGATGCTTGTATCGACGCTCACAAGAAAGCGGGCTTTGAGCCGATGGGCGCTAAGATTGCAGCGCATGACCCGTCTGACACAGGGGCGGACTCAAAAGGATATGCAGAGAGGCATGGTAGTGTTATCACTTGCGTTGAGGAAAAGACTGACGGAGACATTAACCAAGGATGTGATTGGGCTACTGACCTAGCAATAAGTCATGGCGTTGATGCGTTTACTTGGGATTGTGATGGGATGGGCGTAGGACTTAACAGGCAAGTTGGGCAAGCGTTTAACCAGAAGAAAGTATCTATATCAATGTTCAAGGGCAGTGAGTCTCCTGATAATCCAGAGGCTACTTATCAACCAACAAGAGATTCTGTTGTATTTAACCAGCAAAAAATTAAAGACGTTTGCAGGAATAAACGCGCTCAGTATTACTTAGAGCTAAGAGATAGGATTTACAAGACCTATAGGAAAGTTGTCTTTGATGAGCATGCAGACATTGAAGATATGATAAGTTTCGATTCTAATATTAGTAATTTACCTAAACTACGGGCAGAGCTTTGTAGGCTTCCCGTTAAGGATAACCGAAACGGCTTGTTTGAGTTATATACAAAGCCAGAGATGAAAAGCAAATTTCAATTATCTTCTCCCAACTTAGCAGATTCACTTATGATGTTAATGCGACCCGTTAAACCGATACAAACAGCAGTAAGAATCCCTCAACCGCGCAAGGTTTATAGTCGCAGATAATGGAACTCCAGACTCTTAAAGAGCTTCACGATAAAGCTTATTCTTCTAATCAGGTAACCCGCGAACAAGCTGCTGATGACTTAGTATTTTATTGGGTCACTCAGTGGGATGACCAATTATTATCTGATTCTCAGCTACAATATCGCGGTCAGTTCGACATCGTGCGCAAAGCAGGCCGTCAGATTATGTCTGACCTTCGCCTTAACCCTGTACAGCCAGACTTCAAGCCTAAAGACGAAAGCAGAGAAGATGCTGCTGAGGTTATGGATGGTCTTTATCGAGCTGATGACCGTAGATTGGATTCTCAGGAAGCTTATGACGGTGGCAGCCAAGACGCTGTTGTTTGTGGCTTTGGTGCTTGGGAGCTTTACACTACTTACGAGAATAATCTTGTCGGAGACTTGAACCAAGTTATTCGCAGACGATACATTCCTGAAGCTAATAACAACTGTTTCTTTGACTCTAACGCGGTTCGATTGGACAAGAGTGACGCTAACTTTGTCTCAATCTTGTACAAGTACAGCGAGGATGGCTACAAGGATTTATACGAGGAGCTGACAGGCGAAGAGACTGACGAGACATGTGAAAGCTTTGCTTACCCTGAAGAGTCTTACACTTTTCCATGGGTAGCTGAGAGTAAAAAGATTTACGTTGCTTCGATTTACCATCGCAAGAAAGTCAAAGATAAAATAATCATGCTTCAAGACCCGATGGGTCAGCCTTTGGTTGTGCGCGAGGCAGATATTAACGATGTTATGGATGAGCTGGTATCTGGTGGCTATAACGTAGTTGGTGAGAAAGAGATAGACCGCTGGCAGATTAAGCGATACATCTGCACAAGCCGCAAGATTTTGAAAGAGGAAGAGGTTGCAGGGCAAAACATCCCTGTGATTCCTGTTTATGGTGAAAGAGCTACAAGTGTCGAGGGCGAAGAGTATTACGAAGGGTTTGTAAGACTTGCTAAAGACGCTCAGAGGCTCCGTAACTTCCACCTAAGCTATTTAGCTGACATTGTTAGCCAGTCACCTAGACCTAAGCCTATGTTCAATCCTGAGCAAATTGAAGGCTTTGAGGATATGTACGACGAGAGTGGTTCTGATAACAACTATCCTTACTACTTGATTAACCGCACTACTGCTGAAGGAACTGAACTCCCTAACGGGGCTGTTAGCGTTATGCCTGAGCAGCAAGTACCGACTGCACTATTGCAGATGACGGAACTTACCCGACAAGCTGTTGAGGACGTAGCAAACGCAGGCAACCCCCAAGACATAGCTGACCCTGATTTATCAGGTAAGGCTGTGCTTGCTTTACAAGCTCGAATGGATAATCAGAGCTATATCTACCAACACAACTTTAAACACGCTAAGCGACGCGATGCTGAGGTTTACGCTTCTATGGCTAGTGAAGTTTATGACGCACCTAGGAAGGTAACGGTAGAGACTGACGACGGCCAGACCAAAGAAGTCCAGTTGATGCAGGTTGTGATTGATGCTGAGACGGGTGAGCCAGTTGTTCTTAATGACATCACAAACATGGAGTTTGATGTCTATGCTGATATTGGTCAGACGTACCAAACACAGAAGCAGCAGACTCGACAAGAATTGGTTGATTTATCGCAAAGCCTAGACCCTGACGACCCGTTGAGAAAGGTTGTTATGATGAAGGCTTTAGAGCTTATGGATGGCGTACAGCTGGATGACGTACGGGATTATGTTCGCAAGCAATTGCTCATTCAAGGATTTAAAGAGCCTGAGACTGAAGAAGATATGCAAGCGGTCATGCAGGCTGCTCAACAACAGCAACAACCTGATGCTGCAACCATCTTAGCTTTAGCAGAGCAAACTAAAGCGGAAGCTGCGATGATTAAAGAGCAGAGGGAAGCGTTTAAAGACCAAGCAGACGTGCGTAACGATGAGGCTAATACCCAGATAGACGCCTACGAGGCCGAGACTAACCGTCAGAAGGTAGAAGTTGATGCTGCTAGGTATGGGGCTGAGATAGACTTGAAGCGCTCTGAGCAGTTTATGAAGCGCGTAGACAATGCTGCTGATAGGCAGTTGAAAGATCGAAAGGAATTCTTAGATTTAAGAGCTAGCGTGAGCTAAAGGTCGGGTACCGCTATACAACCCGTCGTCAGTATATCTACTGTTCTTTCCGATATAAAAGCTCTCTTTATCTTCGTTAAAGAGGCAGAATAAGGTATAGCAATCATCAAAACCAATACTCATTAAATTATATGGAACCCATGTATCTATAAATCCCTCATAATTAAACTGGTCTAATATAACTCTCTTTTCCTTAAGCTCTTGGAGTTGACGCTCAATCAAGCATTCTACTTCAATCATTCTTTTTCTAGGAAAATTCACCTCTCCCCCTCCTCTTTTTATCCTCTTCCTCTTCCCACTCTTCCCGTCTATTCCTAGCTCTAAGCTCAAAAATCCTGTCCCTGTAGTGGCTATGGTTAATCCTTACAGAACCTTCTTTATCTGCCTCGCGATATACACGATGCGGGTGTTTATTAAACTCTTCTGCGTTAAATGTTTTCATTTATGCTCCAATAGCTCTGGGTTTTCGTATATGTTGCCGATTACTTCACAGTGTCTTAAATTCCTGGCCTCATGAGCTTCATGGTCTAACCAAAAACCGCCGTCCTCCCAAACCACTTTTGAAAATATATCTTTACGGGTTGCGGCTTCTGAAAAAGTTACAACATCCCCTTCAAACACATCCTTTCCGTTTTTATCCTTTAAGCCCGTGTATTGCATCCAGATAGCAGGGTTTTTAGCGTGTTGGACAAACCCCTTCTCGCTTGGAATTGATAGCATTTCTTCTAGCTCGTGAACAGGGTACATTTTCCCTTTGCGCCAAGCCCTAAACTTAATCTCTCTCATTGTCTTACCCTCCAATTCCTCTAGCTCCTAGGAGTATAGCCCCTCTATACCGTTCATGCAATAACCACAAGCCTTTATACTTGCTAGCACTGAGGCGACAGGTTAAACGCAATCCTTACTTGTGAGGCGCACAAGGTTTTATCGTTACATCAACGAGGTTAAAAAAGATGGCAAAAAGTCTGGCAGAGCTGAAAGAAGAGAATAGGTTAGCGGAAGAAAAAGAAGCCGCTGAAGCAAAAGCAGCCGAAGAAGCTGTTGCAGAAGCGAAAGAAGAGACCGCGACGACCCTAGACACACCAGAATCTAAAGCAGAAACGGAAACACCAGAGAATGACTCTGAAACCGAAGAAGCTACAGAGGAAGTTGGTGAACTCTGGATGCAAACGGAAGAACAGACACCCGAAGGTGATGCAAAGTTTACAGATTCAGACGTTGCAAACCTGAGACGAAAGCTAAAAGCCAAGATTCAGAAAGAGAAAGACGAGAACGATGATTTGCGGGCAACTGTAGAGAGTCTTCAAAGTCAGATTCAATCTTTATCTGGTGGTGGTCAAGCACAGCCTCAAGCACAAGCTCCTGATAACACAGGAATGCCGATGCCTGAAGATTTTGACTACGACAACGATGCTTACAAAGTGGCGATGGCTCAATGGGTAAACCAAACGGTTGCTCAAACAGTCCAACAAAACTCTGCTCAAGTATCGCAACAGGCTCAAGTTTCTCAGGCAAAACAACAATTAGAGTCAGATGTAGAGGCGCATTACCAAAGAGCTGCGAATTTAGTCAAAGAAGTTGGTGTTGACGCAGATGTTTACAAAAACGCTGATTTAGCGGTTAGACAGGCATTTGAGTCAGTATTACCGGGTAACGGTGATGCAGTAACCGATGAGCTTATTTCTAGATTGGGCGAAGGTTCCGAGAAAGTCATGTACTACCTTGGAGTAAACCCAACTAAGCGGATGGAGATTGTTAATAAGATGGCCTCTGACCCTTCAGGAATTAGCGCATCAATTGCATTAGGCGAAATCAAGACTTCAATCACAGCTCCTAAGAAGAAAGTATCAAACGCTCCTGCTCCCGGTGCTGAATTAAGCGGCAGTGGTGGAAGTGACTCGGCTGTGAAGGCTAGAAAAGATTATGAGAAAGCGACTGATGTTCAATCTCGCATCTCAATGAAACGTAAGGCTAAAGCGGCAGGTATTGATACTTCAGATTGGTAAACTTTTTTAACAACTGTAAGGTAAAATATCATGGCACAAACAGGTAAGAATGCAGAGGTTCTCTTTGAGAGCGCTCTAGAAACTTATGAGCATCAAATGCAGATGCTTGACATGGTTGACCACTTCGAACCAAATGGTCAAGACATGCAAAACGCGGACAACGTCGTATGGCGTCCTGTTCAACAACACGCTCCAGTTATCAACGGCTGGGACTTAACTGGTCAAGAGACTGACATCATCGAAGAGACTTACCCTGCATTGCTAGGTGAGCCTGCTAACGATTTCTTCGAGCAACGCGCTGACGATTTACGTGATATGCGTTTCTGGGAGCGTCGAGGTGAGCAGTCTGGTATGCGCCAAGCTACTGAGCTTAACCGTCGATTGGCTCAATTGATTGCTAACACTGGTTCTTTGTACTACGAGTCTAATACCGCTTCTGGTTATGACTTCATTGCAGAGGGTCAAGCAATCCTTAACGAGCGTCAAAAACTAACTGACGACCAACGTTATTTCTTGTTGAATGACCGTTCTACTTTGAAGTTTGGTTCTGACTTAGCGGGTCGTCAAACAGTACAAGGTCGCCCTGAAGAGACTTGGAAAACAGGTCAAATCGGTCGCAATGTTGCTGAGTTCGACGTTTACACTGGCTCTTTCTTGCCAACTCAAGCGGCTACTGGCGCTGCTGCGACAACTACTACTGCTGATGTTTCAGACGTGCCTGAAGGTGGTTCTGTAAACACTGCAACTGGTGTTGTAACTAACGTTGACTATCGTGTATCTAGCCCAATCCCTGTAGCGGATGCCTCTACTTATGTAGCTGGTGACGTTGTTGGTTTTGATAACGGTGGCGTTCCTGTTGAGTCTGTAGGCTTAGCAGATAAGAACGAGACTGGTCAGCAAATGACTTTCAAAGTTGTTGACGTTGATATTCCGGGCAACACTATCACTGTGTTCCCTAAACCTATCGCGGCTGATGACCCAGCTCTAACCACTTTGCAACAAGCTTACGCTAACATTAACACTCAGATTCTTTCTGGTGCTAACGTAACTCCACTTAACGTGGCAGGCGGCAAGACTAACTTGTTCTGGTGTAAAGACTCAATCGAGGTAACGGGTGGCGATGCCCCAATTACTTTGTTGAATGAGTTTGGCGGTCAAAAAGTCATCTCTGAGACCATGAAGAATGGTCAAAAGATGTACATGGCTTACGACGGCAACATTGACAACATGACGTTCAAATGTCGTCTATTCACTTGGTATGGTTTAACTAACCGTGACCCAAGCGCAAACGGTGTTGCAATAGCTACTCCATAGGTCTAAACGGGGGAGCTTCGGTTCCCCCTTTTCCTTCTGAGGTCTTTTAATGGCTACTCTTAGTCCAAGAGCTGTCAATGATACGGGCGGCGATTATTTCAAAGTTGACGTTATCAACGACGCTTACTCCCAGTTAAGGATTTCTGGCCTTACTGTAAACCCTACGCCTGATGATTTAGAGCTTGCTCTCATGCGCTACGAGGACATGATGGCGGAATGGCACACTAGGAATATTACGGTTAATTATAATTTCGAAGACCAGCCAGACCCTAACTCGGAAACAAATGTAC